GTGGATTAAAAGTGTCAGGCTTTTCTAATGCCTTTTCTAATCCTGTATTTGTTTGTTTTATTTTAAATACTTGATCTTGATATGTTTTATACTCAAAATACAAAACGTATATACTATTGCCATCGTTTCTAGCGTTATAGTCATATACGTAACTACTGTTATTAGGATATTTTTGTATACGCTCTAGTTCTGCATCTGTTAAATTAGGAAATTCTCTTTTTAAATCTGCAAGACTTAATCTTTTTACTTCACCAACATACCATATATCTTCAAAGTTAGGATCATCAGTGTAAGAATACACAATGTGAGCAGGATCAACATAGTCAACAGTTATACCTTCTGCTTTATTCCAATTAGTTTTTACAGCTCCAATACCTAAAACTGTAAGATCATAATTAATTCTTCTTCTGGTTAATTCGTATTTATTAAAATCTAATACATTGCTAATTAATTCTTCCTCAGCTATTTCCACAGATTGTTTGTAGTCTAACTGCATATGAACATCTAATTCTTCTCGCGTCTGTGGCATGTTAGCAGGATCTGCTGACGAATGAAGATCAACACCTAAAGCACTATTAACAGTATTAATAAAATCTTTAGTCTCAATATCCATTATAATATTTTGAGCGTAAGTTGTTCTTTGTTTTAAACTTTCTGGATCTTGAGCGTAAGCTTTTACTTCATATATCTTTTCAGACATACCATTAACAACTATATCTACAAACTTAGGTAATACAGGTATAGGTTTCCAATCTAAATTAAGATAAGATAAATCACCGTTTATAGATAACTCATCTTTATATTTTTGTATTGATTGTTCTGCTCTTGCGTATAATCTTAAGTTTCTAAAATTATTATATTGTGTTGAATATCTATTACCTAAACCAGTTCTTGTTCCACTAAACCAATCTCCTTCAATAGCTTTGCCTACCTGCAAACCATATTCGTAACTTGCTTTAACTTCTTCTGGAACTACCTGATCTGGAAATACACTATTACTATCAGTTATAATCATTATTTAATTAATTTTGAAAGTGATCCTTTGTTATCATATCTTTTAATACCTAAGTCTATACTTTTAATAGATCGTCTAGCTACAGGTGTATATCTATTTTTGTTACAAGCCATTATAGCTAAACCTGAACTAATCGTTGCATCATATTTTGTTCTGTTGTTTATATTGAATTTAGCCCAATCTTCTAAAGTCTTTTGGAAATACATATCACCATGTGTATCTCCTAAGTTGCCTACATACTCTTCAATATAACTTTCAACAGCAGCTGCGTGAGCTTGTTTAATGTCTTCACTTGTATTTGGTATACCACCTATTTCTTTTTCAGTAGAAGAAAGTTTGTTCCAAGTTTTATCAGGACGATTCATTGAAAATGCTCTGTATCCTCTGCGTTTAAAATAATAAAGTAATCTAGGTTTATTATTTTCTGCTAATATAGGCATGCCATAAAACACGCAAGCCATTAGTACATCTTCAAAAAATATCTCAGCTGTTTGTGGTCTAGCTACATATTCTAAGAAAAAGTGATTAGGTGGAGCATCTTCCATTGAAAACTTTGTAAGTCCGTGAAGAGCACCGTTAGATCCTTTACCATCTACAGTACCGCTAATATCATAACTATCACAACCAAAAGCTCCAATGTGTTCGTTCCCAGGATGTTTTACTCCATTTTTTAAAATCACTTGATTTTGAAGATTTTTAGGTGGTACCCACGATATTAAAAATCTGCCATCTTTATTAGGTGCAAAGATTACGTTTGTATCTTTAATACCATTTTGCCACATAAAAGAACCTCTAGTAACATTAAAACTATTTGCAAGTTCTTCATTGTAATCTATCTGTTGGTATATTTTAGTTAAATTAAATAAACTGTTTTTAGCTTCATCTCTAAAAGCGTGTTGCTCAGTCCTTGGAAACTGTCTATAGTATTCATTTAAACTGTCTGTATCGTTTTTTAAACCGTCTACTTCATTTTCCCAATGCTCAATGACTCCTGTTGTAATTTCATAACCATCAATTCCTTTGACTGTACCTTTTTCTCCAGTGAATACAGGTAATCCATAAGAATCCATGAATCCTTCGTAGTTCCACTCCATAGGTATGAACAAGCTATAGAGTCCAGAAGACGTTTGTCCGTTTCTATTTCTTTTTGTAACGTCGCTATTGTAGTATATTTTTTTAAAATTTTCTCCACCTTTATCTAATGAGTTTGAGGTTGAGCCCATCATACACTTACCTACAATCCTAGATCCTAGACGTAATGTAGTTTTTGTAACTCTCCAGTTGTTTAATATATTATCAGGACGTTCCCATTTACCACTTTCATCGTGCGCTAATAGTTTTAGCTTTTCACCATCGTAAGAGTTATCACCTGTATTTTTCCAATCGATAGTCGTATCTAAACCTTCTAAATCTAGTTCTTTAATATTTTCTTGTAACTTTCTTCTAGTAAGTTTGGCGGCAGGAACACGATATGCCAGTTCAGTTTTTGGCCTGTCCATACCATCTTGTATTGGCTTGAAGAAAAACGGATAGTTAACGGATATTGGTACAACTTTATCTGTAAACATTTTTTTGGCATCTGCACCGGTTTTAGATAATATACCAAATCTTGAATCGCTTGATATCGTTGCCATGTTAACAAGTTCGGCTGATGCCATAAAGCTGTGTCTGCTTTACAAGCTTCCCAAAATATAAAGAAGAGTCTATTTGCTTCTCTATAATCGGGTGCGCCAACATCGATTTTTGACCATTGCAAGTACATGTAATGAGTACCAGTAATATATACAGAGTTGCCATTATTGTAGAAATGAAAACCTTCTTCTCTGCGTCTAAATTCTTCATCAATATAATCGTACCATTTTTCTTTAAAACTTATAGGATGATCTTCCCAGTCAAATCTGTTTTTTATTTTAGCAAGTTCTTTTGGATATTCAAATTTTTGCCAGTATTGTTCCTTTTTATTTTCGCTTCGTTTATAAGATTTTCTTTCTGCCGGCAATGCGATGCGTAAATTTTGTATTTCAATGATCTGTCCAATTTTACCGCTTTTACTTATACAAACAAAATCATATTCACTATTATAACCATACTCCCATTTTTTATACCTATTATTTTTTTTAAGTATTTTAGGATTTATAATATTACTTACGTCAGACCAAAGAGTTTGTTTATAGCTCATTTACTTCTCCCTTCTGCAAACCCTTTAAACGTTTTAGTTTGTTTATTTTTATCAGCTCCATCTATAATATTTTGCTCTTCTTCAATACGTTGTAATATTTCAAACGCATCCATAATACAAAGCTTTTTAGTTGCTGCTGCATTTTTTAAACGATCAGCCGCTAGATCATCAGAACTATCAGTAATGATTTTTTCTTCAGCTACTTTAATTAACTCATCTACTGCTTTACGCCCAGCTTGGATTATATTCTTTCTCGTTTCCTTCGTACTCATGTGTAAGGGCTATATCATTAAATTTCATACAATAAAGTCGTTTACCATCTATAATAAATTCAAACTCTGAATTAGGTGTAAACGTAATAAGTGCTCCAGGTTTTAATCCTAGATCATCTAAGAACTTATTAGAATATTTTAATATCCCAATATGGTTTTGCTCTTTATCTGTCGTTAGAGTATTGTTATTTTTAATAGGAGATACAAAACAATATTTCCAATGGCATTTTAATTTACCATCTTGTTTATATGCGTACACTTGGCTTAAATTACAAAAGTATAAATCATCTTTAAAATAAGTAGAGCTATTACGTTCTCTACCTTTTTGATCATACCATCTTCTAAATATATTGTGATGCACATATACTATATCACCTATCTTTATGTCAGTATTAAAAGCTGCAGGTGTAGAAACAACTACAGCTTTTTTACTAACAAACTCATGAGGTTCAATACTAGTATTTAAAATAAGAGAATTGTCTCCTATTTTTTTTATATTATTATACCTTTCTTCAAATGGTTTAATAATAAAACTATATAAAGAATTCATTAATAATTTAAATCAAACTCAACAGATACAGCCATATTTTTATTAAACTTTTTCCATGGCAAAACCTCTTTATTTTTTGTTATAAAAATATTATATGAATGATCTTCACTGTCAAATATAATATTACTTATATT